TCGGCGAGACATGCCAATTCATAATCTGCCACATTGTCGAGGCAGTACCGCCCGTCGTGCTGATACCAACCGACACACTGTTCGCAGTAGCTGCCGGGATCAACGTCGTACCAGACGATGACCCTTGAATAGAAATGATCTTGGAATAATCCTGCGCCGATACGGCGAAGGTTGCATTCGTGCCTGCTAAGAATTCCGTGACCGTGAACCCAGCTTGGTTCAGCCCGACAATGCGAAAGAAAATGCCACTATCGTTACCAACCGAGCTGACTAACGCCCTTTGCTGAAGGCCAAACTGCGCAAAGCTTGGCATGATGGTCGTGGCAAGGGCCAATGGCGCATTGGTCGCCGCAGCCGCATTAACAATATACGTTGCGTTGCCGGTCCCAATTTGAAAGGTAATTACATTCGGCAGCGCCATCGAACGCCTCTCTTAATGTCGTGGCGCTCTATCCTGCCTGTGTCGGACCGCGCCGCCATCCATTTTAGCCGACACCGCAATGCCGGGAAATTTCTTCTTCACTCTGGCGCGAATTTTGGCTTTCAACGCCGGTCCGGCATGCTGTGACGCTCGCGCTAAAGCATTCCTGGCGTGGCTCGCATCCGGTATCGGATAGGACCGATCCGGTCCCGCAAATGTTGACGAAGGCAATGCCTTGCGTTTTGCCGTCGTCAACTTAGCCATTAGTCGCCGCCTTGTTCCTTCGGCAGTGATTCTGAAGACGAGGTGTGATGTGCTGTCGAAAGCGGAGAGGTATCTGCACCAACCCCGCCACCGCGCTTACGTCCTGGCCGATCGAGCCGCGGACGTACTGCACCACCCGTCATACGATGCGCAACCGCACCACCAGCCTTCTTGTGATGCTTGGCGCGACCACCATGCTTCTTTGCTTTCTCGTGACCGTGTTCTGAGGGGTGTTCGGCTTCCTCGATCACATCTGGATTGCCGGCTGCCACTTCCAAAGTACGGCCGCCGCCCTTCTTGTGCTTGCCATGATGTTTGCGCGCCATCGATTCTCTCCTTACGACGTGCCGTTAAACTGCGCCACACCGATCAGACTGGTGTAGTTCAGTGGCGTGCCGAATATAGCATTTTGCAGTTGGACGTTCTGGAAAATCGTGATGCGCTTCACGCCATCAAGCGGCGCACCAGCCGATGCCGAACCTGACGCACTGCCGACCAAGATCGTAGACGCATTGATCATGCCGCGCACATCACCAGACGTACTATTGGCAGGCGTAGTCACCGCGGCCGTCCACCCAGTGGAGTTAATTGCAAATCCACCGTTGTAGAACACGTCAGAGAATTCCCAGCGATCGGATCGGATATTAAATCCAATGCTGTTGTCAGTGCCGACACTGCACGTCGCATTAGCCGTCGTGCCAACTACAACCGTCTGAATGTTCGCAATGTATTTCCAAGCTTTCAGGCCACGCACTACAGTGTTGCCGTTAAGAGTGATCTTCTCGGTCATGGGCTGATTGTAAATATCGTAGCCACTGACCAGAATCACGCCAGTCTGCACCGCACCGGATACGAATTGCAGATTGCGTGCTATACAAGCCCACGGGTCCATAGCCGCGCCTAAACCCGCAAGACGATATGGCTCAGCCGCATTCGGCGTGGCCGCAGCCGGCCCAAACGGTGTCGCATACGGGACAAGTTGACTGTAGAGATTCCCCTGTCCGATCGGGTTATTATTCGACCCAGTGGCTGGTGACGGTGCGACTTGCAACGTCGTCACGTTGGCCGTCGAGCCAAAACCCATCACTTGCGTGAACAATGGCACGTTGGTGGTGCCACCGCAACCCGGCAAGCACAACCACTGGCCAAGCGTAAAATAGCGATTGTCCGTCACAACAATCGTTGAATTGTTGGCCGTCGTAGTGCCGGTCATAAAGCCGAAGTCGATCGCGCCAACCGTTACCACTTGCTGCGAGTTCAATGGAATAATCGGCACGCCAGGACAGAACACCGGCACGTTCGCAGCCGTACCGGAAACAGCAGTAACAAGACCTGTAGCCAAGCCGCCGACCGTCGCACTAAGACCTACGGTGACGCCGATCGATGTCGAAGATGACGCTGACGGTACAGCATCAACGCTAACCGAATAGAATGCATTGTACCAACCATGCATTCTTCCCGGCGACAGACCATCTTTAGGCTGCGGAGAAAAAATTGGATTGCCAATCAGATCGCCTTGATAACCAATCGACGGACCATCGAAGGCCTCGATCCTGCTATCCAACATCGATCCAAGAACAACGCCCGGTCCTCGGAATACTGTCTCAGCCATTTGTTAGCTCCGAAGACTTTTGTTAGCTCGTAGCAAATTCACCCCACGCTGCGCGCGGATCGTTGTAACCGAAACTATACCTCTCATATGCTTTCACGAGTAAGTTATCAGTTACGTTGTCCACCCACATATCAGACTCGTAGGGAATTCTCAGCATGTGAATCAGTCCCTCAATATTTGTTGTGAGGAACCAAGCAAAGTTTGACGTGAGAAAGTCCAGAACAATAAATCCTTCTGGAAGTCCTCCTGATAAAGTTAAGATTGCATTAACGTCGTTATCTGCCACGCCCGGTCTTAATTCTGTCTTGGTAAGTCGTATTGCGATAGGTTCAAGATTCGGAGGAACAATCAAACGACGAGCGCGCGACAAAATACGAAGTCCGCGTTCATTCACAAACTGAACACGAACGTTCGTCATATCAGCAAGAAGTGTCGATTCATTAAGGCTTTTCGGCACTGTCGAAGTGTTCGCCCAAGTGCCGCCATCAAACGGATGCGCAGTCGAGAACAACGCTTGACCGTCACCGATGATCGAAGCTTGATACGTCGTGCCGAGATTGAGAATATTTGCTGCTTGTATTTCTTTAAATTGCGCAAACGCTTCTTGTAACTTCAAGTTCGTTGGATTGAATTGCGCCTTATAAATATTATCATCTATAGCTTTTCTTGTGATCGAGTAACCTAAACTCACCTCAATATGTATAAACGCCCAAGTGAAACGTTCACCAGCGTTGTTATCAAATTGAGTTGCCGCACCTTCATCTTTTAGGAACGGCAATGCAGTGAACGCCATCTGCGTTGAGCGTTCAACTGCGAGGTTCGATTTGCGCGTCGTGAAGACTTTGTCCCACTGACGCGGGATCATGTCATACGAACCTCTGACATCAAACAAACCGGGGAGAAGCTCCGACCTAATGTTTGCGAGGGCTATCGGCACGGATTGCCTCCTTGCGCATAACGCGATGTGCCGCTAAGATATGCGGCATGAAGGAAGAATGGCGACCTCTGCCGATCGCAGAGTTTTCCACGTCTTACGAAGTCAGCAATTTCGGACGTGTGCGCGGCATCGCCAGAATGCGCCGCAACAAAGCTGGCTCCATTTCGCCAGTCAAACCCCGCATGCTTTCTGTTTACGAAGGCACTCGCGGTTATATGTCTGTTTTTCTTCGTGCCAACGGTAAGGCCAAGTGCGCGGCGGTTCATCGTTTGGTTGCGCTGGCATTCATTCCTAATCCGGCGAGCCTGCCGGAAGTCAACCATATCGACTTCGACAAGACCAATAACGTGGTCACCAATTTGGAATGGTTGACCCGCGTCGAAAATTACCTTCATGCCGCTACAAACGGACAGCACCCATTTCCGCGCGTCATTACCGAAACTCGCATCGAAAGCATCAGGCGTTGGCATCAAAGTGGTGTAAGCCAACGACTTATTGCAGCCCAATTCGGTGTCACTCAAAGCACCGTTTCGCGGATCATAAATGGCAAGCGACGAAAGCACTGCGGTTTACTCCGTTAACCGTGCGTGATCGTGCGATTCAGTTGGAAATTGAACGACACGACAACCCAGTTATAGTTCGTAGTCGGGTCCGAACCGTTCCCGATTCCCTGGAACATCGAATAGACTTTGAACGGCAGGAAGCTCGACGTAGTGCCAAGACCTGTCGTCAGTGTTGATTGATCGAGCGTGGCGATTGAATATCCGCCGCCAGTCGTGACCGGCGCACCGGAAGTAAAATTTACGTTGTAGCCGATATTGTTTGTTCCGATCGCTGTTAGAAGCGATGCAGCGAGGAACAGCGCATTAGGCGCCGAGATAACATAAGCCGTTGCGTTCTGCGCAACTCCCGATCCAGGCCAGAACGGTGACCATGTCGGCAACGGAACGCCAGCCGTTGGAATGTAATAACAACCCTGGAAGATGCCGACGATCGGTTGAGTAGTCGCCAGCGAATTAGTGGCTTGGATAATCGTGCCGGCAGGAGAGGTCGTGAAAGTGACCGGATCGCCGAACCCGATCTGCGTTGCATAAGACGACGCGATCGTAAAATTCTGCAACTGCATGTCAGGGGCGCCGCCGCTGACATACCCGACGTGCTTGAAGCCGAATTGAGATTGAATATTCGCCATAACAGCGACTCCGAGCGGGTTATGCACCCCGCCCGACAAGCACTGCCTTGGCGAATGTGAAAGGAACGGTTCAGATCTGAACCGGGTTTCGACAGCAATACAATGAGAATTTCACTAAAATGTCAAGCGACGGCCTGAAGCACAGTCAGACCGTTTGCACCGGGCGGCACGACAATCGATGGCGATGAGGACGGCACAATCGGCGGCGACTGAGCCATCATTTGCTGCTGTTGCGCCAGCAATTTCTGCTGTTCGTTCGCCCATTCCAGATAACAGCCGGCATAATCGTATGGCCCAACGTGGGATATACGATAGTTAATTGCCGCCCAGACCTGTCCGCCCATCCTCCCCCAGCGAATGCAAAACGACAGATCCTCACTGACTATGCCGCGATCCGGTATCTCAAGCTTCTCAAAAGCGCGGATTAGCCGGTTACAGCCGGCAGCTTGCAGCATCTGCACGGCAGGATGCAGCCTAAGCCGCGTATCAATCAATTCCGGCATAGCCTGGACGAACTTAACCATCACATCGCGCCGGATCAGCGTGCAGCCCATGCCAACCCCTTCGACCAACATGAAATTGCCGCGGCGTTGCGTCGAATAATCCCCATTGCCGGACCCGGCCCAGGACGGCGGGATCTTCCGCTGCGGATAGATCGCCCCCACGATCGGCTCATCCAACAGCATCATGTCCAAGACCATCTCGGACGGGAACGCCATATCCGCGTCGATAAACAGCAAGTAATCGAAGTTCGGCATGGTATCGAACCAGATCGTGGCCGCCATCGATCGCAACTCGGCAATATCCGGAAAGCTCAAAGTCGATACCGAACCACCAATGCCTCGCGATCCAAGCACCTGAACCAGATTATGCGTCGTCATAAACGTTGAAGCGCTGATTTGCTGGCCGAATGCCGGCACAAAGATAAAGACGCTTTTCATGCTGCTTGCCTTTGCTTGTCGACCATGCGGCTAAAAGCTTGCGCTGACTTAAGGGTTTCGGTCGCCGATCGAACCAGCAATTTTGGATAATCAGTCCAGAATTCGAAGTCCAACGGCATTTCCCAATGCTTCCAGCGGATCTCATCTTTCCATAGATAATAGGTGTTCCACAACAACGGACTGCCGCGAAGCGCACTTTCAATCCTGTCTTCATCAAACTGGATATGTTCGATCATCGGAAATTTGGTAATGAAGTTCAGGCTTCCCTCATTCTCCCAGACAATAAAACGATGATGGTGGTAACCACGCCAGTACGCATTAGGGCCACCATCCACCCCGCGCGCAATCTCGCAGACCGGCGACGGTGTCTCGATATAGCCCGCCTTGGCGACCCGCTGCATCTCAGCCATCAATAAAAACGGGTCATGCATATCCTCTAAGGTGTGCCGGCAATAAATGAAATCTACTTCCTTGTCGTCAAATGGCAGCGCTGTACGAGCGAAATCATGCCTCACCAACCGGAAGCTTTCCGGTGGTGGCTCGATATCCATAGCCTTCCAAGCCTTCTCCAATTCCGTGCGATCGACCCGGTCTAGGCCGATATCGGCTCGCCGGAACGGGTTATGACCACAACCAACATCGACCACCAATTGCCGCGGGGCGATGACATGGTCAGTCAGCCAATCAGTAATGATAGGGATTGGATACCAATAATGCGCATCGTCCTTAACCAGCACTAGAGAAACTCCAGATGCGGCGGAGCCGGCGAGGCCGGAAAGTCTCGCTTACCTTCAGTGTAGTCGAACAGCCACTTATTAGTATGCGTCTGCAAGCACTGCGTGCCGCATCTAGACCGCGGATCGAATTCATCCGATGCTAAGTATCGAACGATCTCCCAATATCGATCACTTTCCCAGATTGCCTTGAATCGCTGTTTCTCTTCACCAGCGATCCACCCCATGTGAAATTTCCTGTACTTGGAATTAAAGTGAAAACCGCATGTAGACACCAATCCATTGCCTGAAATCTGTAACTGAAATGGAGGTCCAAGACATCGCGAGTACTGTCGCTTTCCTTCATCGGCCAGCCTATTCCACTTGACTATGATGCGTAAGTCCTCATCCCCCATGGCTTCTGCTTGCTTGAATGTTTCGTAAAGTGCGTCATACTTGCTGTAATCCATCCCCAGGAAGCCATCTTCGTTATCCGAACAATGCTTAAAGATCACATAGTGTGGTCGAAGCTGGCGACCAAGTTTAGCCAGCGGCAGGATCTGGTCGCCCATCGACGGCATGGTGACCATCTGCATATTGACTGTGCATTGCAAATTGTCGCGCCTTACGATCTCCATAGCGTCCCTGATATTCTGCACGACGCGGTCGAAGAATACCTGTTTCACTCCCATAATTTCAGCGTAACGCTTGCGTTCGCCCGCGCTAAAATTGAAGCGGAGATACGAGATGTGGGGAAGGATGCGCTCTAGGACCGGGCGCGTAAGCGCAATACCGTTCGAGCCAACTCCGATCTTAATGCCAAGCTTGGCTGCGTGTTCAATACTTTCAGCGTAATAGGGAACCAAAGTGCTCTCGCCGTCCGAGATAAGCGATATCCCCTTGACGCCAATTTCTGCGGCATCGTCCAAGTAGTCCAAGGCGATCTCTTTGGTAATCTCGCCACCTTCACTGGCTTGCATTTGCGAGAAACAAAACGTACACGCTGCCTGACACCGCCGTGTCCAAGCGACATCCATCGATACGGGCGCAATTTTCTCTCCTCGCTGCCACGCTTCAACACGATCGCGCCACCAACCAACTTTCGTGCCGTCCAAAAGGTATTCATGGATGTCGCTCATAGCTTCGCCCGCTGTTCTGGCGTCATCGCACGACGCAACTTGCTGTCATCGCCCATGCTATCCTTGAAGACTTCAGCCGGCAAACCGCGCGCCCGCAGCGCTTTTTCCAAATCCAACATCACTTCACCTTGCGTTGAGTTCGGAATACCAGCACCGAACCGGATGGTGACATGATAGAAGTCCTTATTCATGCTTCGGCCCTGGCTTTTCCCTGTACCACCAGAGGTAACGCTTTGCGTCCAGAGTTATAAGACCAATAGCCGTATAAAGCGCAAACAGAATTGCTAGCGATAAAATGATAGTTCCACGTTGATACGATCTAGCAA